ACTCCAGTCATTGAAGAAAGTAATTGGTTTTTCATTTCCACTAGATGTTATCAAAGTAAATGGTTTCAAATATTCTGGAGATATTATAGTTTTAGAAGTATTAAATATAATACCATTAGATAGATAATTCTCAGCTACATTATTTAATAGAAACTCTACTCTATCAGTTTCTGGATATTTATAAGCCTTGCCAGCATAAACCATATCTCCTGCATAATCTAGATGATATTCAATAAAATCTGAACTGATTATCTCATTCCAAACATAATCTTTCCAAATAGGAGATATATCAGATTTAACAGATTGTGTAATATTAATAGATAAATTAATAATACTTGAACTATTCTTTATAACAGATACTCCAATAGTTGCTTTTCTGGAAGATAATCCTGAATTTTCTGCAATGTTCAAACTAATAGTTGCTACACCTTGAGGATTCACAGTTATCTTCTGTCCACTAATCCAACCTACAGGAATGCTAAATACAACATCATCTAAGTTGTTTGAGCCTGTACCAGTTATATTTAATGTAGATGCAGTTCAACTTACTTCATAATTAGTATTAGGAATCATTAAAGATGTTGCAGCTTGTTTAATTGGAACTGTAGCTTCAAGAGTATAACCTCCAGAAGTTGTTGCAGTAACCATTGCACTAAACTCCAAATTATTAGTAGTTTTATTCTCTGGAACAGTTAATACAAAATAGTTATCAACAATATCCTTTTTAATATTACTAGCTTGAGGGCAGGTGACATTAAATGAGGTAATTGTTTCTTCTGCTTTAGTTGTACTTAAATGGAATTCTTCAGTAACAAAAGCAGATGCTCCATAAGTTCCAGATGAAGGAGTTACTACTAGCTTTAAATCTTCTGGAGTATTACTTTTTTCAATTTTAAAGCCGTAACTATAACTAATAAATTTATTAGTATCATAATAAGCTCCTAATTGGATAGTTCCAATTAAATCTGTATTTCATTGAGTATTAGCTCTTACTGTAAATTTAAACTTAATAGAGCAAGAATCCCAATCCAGAACTTCCATATTAACTAAAGCTGTAGCATTAACAACTGCTGCATTTCATTTAATAATATCTGATCTATTTAATATATACTCTACTGTATATTCTCCACCAGTATTTGGTACTTTAATGGTGCCATTAGCAGGATAATATCCAGGAGCTTTACTATGTAAATTAATTGGTAAATCTTCCTCTAATAAAGCAGTAGTAATGCCTCTAGGATAAAAATGAAATACAGTAGAAGAATCAGTAGTTATTGTTGTAGGAGATAAAAATTGTATTGTACATCCAGAAGTACTAGGCTCTTGTATAGTTACCTCTAAAGGCCCTTCTTCAGTATAATCATCTCCCCAAGCCCAATAATCATATTCTCCAGTAATTCCCCATCCAGGATTATTCCATTTAACAGGAAAACTCCTTGATGCGTTATATATTCCTAATTTACTTGGTATAAATGCCATTTTTAAAAGTTTTTAAATACATAATAATCTACTTGTCCTTGAAGATCTTTAGTTATAGCATCATCAAGAAGCTCCATATAGTTATTTTCTATATATTCTATAGTATTTGATAATGGATGTTTACCTTGAATTCCTTGAAGATGTATCTTCCTCCCAATTAAATATGTAAGCTGATCTATTGTTGGTAACTTACCATTATAAGGTCTGGGAATAATTGGCTTAGTTTTAATCCAACTCTTTATATCATTAAGTGGAGGGAACTTACCAGAATGTCTGCCTTCTTCAACGTATTTCCAATAATCTAATAAACTAACATTAACTTCATAATCCCCATTTTGGGTCTCAACAATGTAATTTAAACTATTACCTAATAATCCAGTATCATCAGTCCTTGTTTGAACCAATTCCTGTCTATATAAAGAAATTATGAGTTCTCCTCAACGTCTTAATAACTCATTTAAATTTGGGAAATTTAGTTCTTGAATATTCATTTTTGTTAAAATATATTAATTTATAGGTTAGTATCTAAACACAAATAGGGAGACTTACTCCCTATTAAGTGTCAAGTTTTTTACTCAAATTTAGTAGTTAAAATAAATAAAAACTGACATTTTAATGTTTTCGTTTTCATTCTTCAATTTGTCTATTTTCTTCATTAGCTTTATCTATAACATAACAAATTGTATTTAAGAACTCTTTAATTTGCATATCATAAACTTGATGCCAATTAAATTTAGTAACCTCACTTACTTTATCTATTCAGATAATTCAGCTTCATTTTTGAGTAAAAGGAGTAACCGTCTCATCTGTATCAGACTCCTTAGAATCTTTCTCCTTTCTAATTTGTTCTTTGTTTTCTTCAATTTCTTCTTCATCTCTCTTTCCGAAGAGTGAAGGGTACTCAGAGTTGATAGTCGCAATAAGTTTACAAAAAAAAACATTATATCTGAAAATACATCAATTGTTAAATGATTATTCAAAAACTCTGCTTCATCCAAAGGATCATAATCTTCTCCATACTTCTTACCTTCTGGTAATAAAAAGCAAGCAGCTAGATTTGGCATATAATCATCATACTTCTTATAAAAATTCTGGAAGTCTATGTATTGACTTGCAGTCATCTTATTAACATTAAAAAAGACTTTATATTCCCTGTCTCCAATAATATATTTAGTTTCTGGAGTTTTAGGTTTATATGTACTCTCTACAAATTTAAGATTGTTAATTAATTCTTGTAATTTATTCAGCTCCATATTTTGAATTTCTTCTAAAGAAATATCACTAAGTACAGATACCATAGCTAAATTCATATCTAATTCATTTTCTCATTCTTTTCTAATTACATCCAATAGTTTTCTATAATGAGCTAAATTCATTTCATTCCAAGATTTTATCATACTATTTAAATTTAATATTATAATGTCCTTTAGTTGTATTTAATGAGTCATAGGCTAGCATTAATGAAATTACTGTATCATCATTAAATCCAGATGGAGCATTATAACTAATATTTCCAGTTTTTGGATTATATGAAGCTTCATATAGTCTTAACTCATTTAAAAGTTTATCATCTTTTAATAATCCTATCTTTTCATTCTCCAAAGCAGCTTGAAGCTTATTAACTATATCTGCCTTACTCTTATTAGTAGTTAAGAATCGTATAATCCTGATTTTCGGATTCTTCTGAACTAACATATCATAGAAGACACTACCAATTGAGTTTTGTTCAACTTGCACAATCTTTATAAATCCTTGATACTCAGTTAGTATATTTGTTAATAAATCAACTTGCTCTGTTGGAGTTTTATCGTTAAAATACTTTATAAAGACCATTTGCCCAGATTCATTTAAAGCAGTAACACAAGTATAGTCTTTACCACTCCCAGTAGCCCAGTCTATTCCTATATAAAGACTCTGATAATCTGGTTTTTTCTCAATTATGCAATTAGCTATATTATTAAATAAACATCCATCATCATCTGCAAATTCCCCTAAGTATTCGGTTCTAAATTTATTTTTTGAGGTTGTAAGTCGATACATCTCTAACTTCTCTTTATCTAAAAGCATAGATGTATCTTCTAAAGCTCAATCAAATGATTTATAGAACTTGTCATATTTCGGATCTAACCCTTTAGTAAAGCAGTCATAAAAGAAACCCTCTCGGAACCTTGGAGTACTAATAATTAATATTGGAGCAGACCACACATCAGTAGTAGGTTTAATAATTTCAAATACTTCATCTTTTAAGTAAGCAGCCTCATCTAATACAAGTAATCCACTTACAGAGAATCCTCGTAACGAATCCATTTGTTCTCCAGATCTAAATAATATAGAACTGCCATTATTAAACTCTAATTCAAGCAAAGTTTCATTCTTACGTTTAAGAATATCTGCTTCAGCTATAGCATTAACTATTTCTTTAAACACTTTTCTTGATTGCCCAAGAGTAGGTTCTACTATACAATTGACTGTTTTTGGATAGTTAATTGCAAATCGTAATAATTCATTTTCAGCTAAGAAAGATTTACCTACTTGTCGTTTAGCTTTAATTGTAAATATCCTTCCAGATCTATAAGCATCTGCCATAGCTATATGAACCTTATATTGGTACATAAATGGCCTATATCCTTTATATATCCTTGTCATTTATAATAGGATCTCCAAATTTAAATTGGCATTCATTATTTTGAATATTAACTTGAATTTCTGGTTGATTTAATCCAAACATAGAATTTATTGTTTTAATAACCTCAGTAGCAGATCTTACATCATTTTTACTAATAGCAATATCCAACAATGTTTCCAATCTTGTTAATTGTATATGTCTTAAATTCTTTATAAGATTATCGTTTTTATCTGCAATAATCTTATAAGCTTCTCTAATATATTTAGCAGCAGTAGTTTGCCCAACTCCATATTTAGTTTGAAGTTCCTCACTTACTTTATTTCTGGACCACCCTTTATTAAATAATCTTGCTGCATAAAGATATTTAGTTTTTTGTTCGTCTATTTGATCCTCTTTTACTTCTTCCTTTTTCGGTCTCCCTATTTTCTTCGGCAGTTCCTGATTCTTTACTTTCATTTTCCTTTAGTTTTTCTTGATATTCAAAATAGATTGGGGCAATCCTCTTTATAAGATTAAGTATACAAGTAGCACAAGCTACGCTCATTCTATATTCTTGTTCAATTAAATATTCATAAATCTCTTTAAGCTTAATTACATCCTGCTTTTGTACATTTCTGCAATAATTAGACTTAGTTGCAGTTACAAATCTATCTTCAAATCCTCTTAAATATTTAAACTGCTCTTCTGTTAATTGTTTCATAATTAGCGCTTTTTAGTATAAGTAAATATAGAAATTAACTTTCCATTCTTGTAGTGATAAATAACTTCTGTTTCCATAAAATATAATTTTTAATTAATAAGTTTGTATATAACATCTATCAGCTTAGTAGATGCATCTTTTAATAATATCATAATATCTTTAATAATTGGAGTCATAAATGCTAATAGTGCAATATACCCAACCATTAAAATTGAAAATTGACTTGTAATAAGAATATATATTAATCCAATTCACCAAGTCATACATAAACTGCAATCTAAAGGTTTTAGTCTTCAATCTTCTTTATAAGGTATACCTTTAAATAGTCTTTTTCAAATACTGTGTTTAAAACTATCCAAAGCCCCAGATAAATCAATTATAAAGACTATTATTACTGCTATTATAAATAATTCTAACATAATCTCTCTCTTATTTGTTTAATAAATCTTTGAATTGTAGTATGACTAATTCCTAATATTCTTCCCACTTCTCTATAACTGTGATATTCAGCATATAATATGATTACTGTCTTATCTGCCTTATTAAGCTCAAGTCATTTTGGATATATACTTAATAGTCTATCATCCATATTTGTAAACATACTATAGTCTATTTCATACTCAGTAAGTAAATCGTCAATATTAATCTTCCGTTTCATTTAATCAATCCTCCAATTCGTCATTTTGTTGTTCAAGTGGTTCTTTAACAATCTCATAATATTTCTTATAGGTATAGTAATATCTACTTGTTTTACTAAACCAATAATTCTTAAATAATCTTGTAATCCAAAATTTCAATTCATTTTTGCTATCAAGCTGATTTAATTTTGGATTTGAATACTCTAGTATTTCTACAAAAATCATTTGAACACAGTCATCATCTGCACCAAATTTTTGCTTAAGTTCCATAATAAATGGATAGTACTTTTCTACAATTTCGTTATTACTCATATGTTCACATATATCCTCCTGCTGTTTTTCGCTGCCCTTTAAGAACCTTTACAATATTTCTAGATTGTATATTTAGTTCTCTCTCAGCATCTATTGCTGAATCCCATCTTTTAATAACTATTCCATTTAGTAATTGCAGTATTGGTTTCTTATGACTATATCCAGCTCGCAGATTATGAGTTCCATAATTATTATTATAATTATAAGTACACCATTCTAAATTACTTACATTATTATTTGATTTATTTTCATCCTTATGATTTATACAAGGATAGTTATTCGGATTAGATATAAAAGTTTCAGCTACTAATCTATGTATATAACACTTCTTTTTCAAATTTTTATTATATAATGTTACTGTAAAGTACCCATTAGTTTTTACTTGAGGTTTTAACCTCTTTGGAACTGATGCTCTTAAACTTCATATTGAGCCATCAGTTCCAATTTGGTAGTTTTCAAAATTAAGTATTCTTTTATAGGCTATCATTTGCTATATAATTACTAAATTCTGTATTTACATCTATCTTAATGGCTTTCTTTAAAGACAACTCTGTTTTTAATGAATAGCCATAAGTTCCTCCAAAATCTGTTGTAGAACAACCATATTTCATAGAATCCTTTATAAAGGCTTGTTTTATATCTTTAAATATATATACTCCATCATCAAATATTATTACTAATATAGAATTATTTCTTGATAGCATATCAAATTTATCCCTATTAATAATAGTGGTTGGATATTTATTAGAATTAAATCTTCTCCTTTTAACTTCAATTATATAATCAATTCCATTCCAATTAAATGTTCCATCATATCTGGAGTAATCGTCTTTACATCATTCTATGTCTATATTAAATTTCTCTTTAAATAGATTCTTTGTAAAGACTAAGCTTCTTATATCTGTTTTCATTATTTTATATTATTAATTTTAAGTGTTAAATCACAATATTCTTCATATAAATTAGATACTTCTTCACTTGCTGGATTAATCCACATTACTGAATCTAATTTATGTTTTAATTCTGCTCTTTCTAATCTTAATTCAAATGTTTTATGTTGTCTTTCCTGATAGACTTCATTTACTCTAAAACCTGCAACAATTGAAGATGCAATTAAAAGACCAACTAAAATTTTATTTATTTTTTTCATAATTTTATTATTTATAAGTTAATACTTGTTTATTATTGTACTACAAAGATAATACATTTTTATTCAATTTCCAAATTTTTTAGGTATTATTTTTATTATTTTCAAAAAAATATTACTATTTGTATTTTTATTATATATTAATAAAAACAATATGATTTACGTAATTAAATTAACTAAAACGAATTTTATTAAAGTTGGTTACACTACTAATATAAGTGGCAGACTAACTGCTTATAAAAATACTATTCCAAATGAGATGATAGAATTTTTTATAGCAAAAGAAGGAAATAGAGATGATGAAAATTATTATAGAGATAAATATAGAGCATATAAAACTAAGAGTAATTCAGAATGGTTAAAACTTCCAGATGAATTAATTGTAGAGCTATTAGCAGATTTTAAGAGTGCAAATAATATAAAAATAAATAAACAAAGCAAAAAAGAATGATATAATGAGAATATAGATAAATTAGTAGAATTGTGCTTATCTGGAGTATCATTAAATAGAGCTGCAATTCAATTAAATGCACTAAATTGAGACTGAATAAAATATGCTAATCAAAGATACGAAAAAGAGAATGGCAAAAAATTAACAAAACTTTGGGTAAGAAAAATCAAGAAAAGTTTTGCAGAATAAAAATTTATTATTATATTTGTAGTGTAAAGAAAAAAATAATTTTTTATTAAAAATAATACCCGAATTATTTGGAAATTTAATTTTTATGTATTATCTTTGTAGTATGAAACTAAAACTAATAATTCTAGGCAGGTGAAAATCCTGCCACTTTTTGAATCTTACTGTCAAGTTTTTTACTCAAATTTAGTAGTAAGAAAATAAAAATATTGACAAAAACTTTAACTATTTAAATTATTAAAATTATGAAAACATATTTAAACAATTTGATTAATGAGTTGCCAACTAACTGTTTATTTGATAAAGGAAAAGTTGGATGTGGAGGAACTTCAATGGCAATTGAATGTAATAAGCCTTATGTTATTTGTGTTCCATTTACTAGCTTAGTTGAAAATAAACTTCAACAATATCCAAATGAAAGACGTACTGAGAAGATATTTGGAGTTTATGCTGGAGTTACTATTAAAGAGATTAAAGATTACGTAGAGAGTGTTAAATGTCCTAAAATTATTGTTACATATAACTCACTTCCAAAAGTTATTTCTGCAGTTAATACTAAAGAATATAGTTTATTAGTAGATGAATATCATATACTATTTAATCAGTATAGCTTTAGAAAGGATGCTATTAAACCTGTTTTAGAGAACTATGAATTATTTAAAGATTTTACATTTATGACTGCTACTCCTCTTGAAGAAGAGTTTGTATTAGATGAATTAAAAGATTTAGAATTAGTAAAGCAAGAATGGGATGATGTTATTGAAACCAAGGTACAAGCCGTTAAATGTAAGAATGTTGAAGCTTCAACTATTAAATTAATTAATGCTGTTCTTAATAATCAAGTCGAAGGTAATGTTTATATATTTGTAAATTCTGTAGACTTTATAAAGAATCTTATTCAGAAAGCTAAACTTACAGAAGAGAATACCAGAGTTATATATTCCAAAAACAATAAAACCAAATTATCAATTCATAATTCTACAGTATTAGATGAACCTAAGAAAATAAATTTATTAACTTCTACAGTATTTGAAGGTTCTGATATTTATGATGAAAATGGAAGAATTGTAGTAGTAAGTGATGCTCAAAAAGCACAAACTCTTCTTGACATCTCAACTTCAATCCAACAGATTGCTGGCAGAATTAGAAATAGTAAATATTTAAACTGGATAACTCATCTTTACTCAGCAACAAGATATGCAGATATTAGTTATGAAGACTTTAAAAAGAAGAATATCCAGAATATTGAGGAAACTAAGATTGCTGTAGATGCTTACAATGCAATGCCTGAAGTTGCAAGAAAGAAACTTAAAGAATTTACATCTGATACTTATATCCAAGTAAATGATGATTTTACATTTACATTTGATCCAAATATGGCTAAGGTAGATATTTTTAACTTTAAAGTGACAAGAGGTTTATATTCTATTAGAACGAATCTTAATAAAGAATATATAAAGAACGGATTTAAAAAAGTAGTAGAATGTGAAGACAACTCTATTAAGATTGATTTTGAATCTGATAATAAACCATTTAAAGAACTAATTAAAGAAGTTAGAACAGAATGGGAAAATAAATTTAAACTGAATACTCCACTCTTAAATGATGCTATTATTAAATATCCTTGGTTACCAGAAGCTATTAGTAAATTAGGATTCGAAAAGATGGCAAGCTTGAAATATTGCATTTCGGATATTAAAGATGCTCTATTAAAGAAATCAAATAAAAGTGCAGATAATAAAGCAGCTAAGAAGTTAAATCAATCAATTACTCTTGGAATGTGGTATTCTAACGCTGATATTAAAAAGTTTGTTAAAGAAGCTTATGAAATTAGTGATATTACTATTACTCCAAAAGCAACAGAAATTGATAAATATTATGAAGTTAAAAAATGCCAGAAAAGAGTAAATGGTAAACAAACTGAAGGTTATGTAATTATTAATAAAAAGTTTGTATTTAATAAATAAAAATATTATATTTGTGATATGGAAGGAGATATTAAAGAAACAATTAAACAAACAGAAGAGTATATTAAAGAATTGGATAAATGAATACTTGAGTGTAAAGAAGCTACTAAAAGATTTGGTGATATTATAGATAAAGTATTAAAAAATAAAGATTATATGTTTATTTCTAAATTTGATTAATTATGGATGATTATTTATTTAAAAAGCTTGAAGAACTAGAATACAGAATAGTTCAACTAGAAAACCAGAATAGAGGTTTAGTTTGGGAAGAAGTAGAAGAAATGCCAAAACCAGAAATTCCTAATGTAACATATACTGACTAATATGAAATATCAAACCTATAAAGTATGCATAAATGGAGTGTATTATGTATATGTAATACCAGAAAATAGTAGGTTTTTAGTGGACTTACAAACAGGAGATTTAATACCTAAAGAAGATGATAAATTATTTGAAATGATGGAATAAATGAAAATAGGAGGGCATAAACCCTCCTATTTCTGTTTAAGCGTATTTTCAAATGTATCCTTTAGATGTTTGCTTTAATCCACTACATACTCTACTAATGGCTCCTCTATCAGTTCCTACTGCATTAGCCGCTTCAGTACAGCTTTCATATTCCTTAATAAAGTTTCCCTCTAAATCATATTGTAAAACCTTTTTACATCTTTTCTTATTATGAATTTCATTACTAATCTTCCAAGGCAAACTATATAAATGTTTCTTACCTTTATTTGATTCTGATAGTTTCTTTCTTCATTCTGTAGAAAATTTTATTCCATAGTTGCCACCTTCACCTCCTGGCTTCAAGTTTAAACACATTGGATCTACTTCCCATTTATCTCCTATTAATTCATACTCCTTTTTAGATAATTCATCTGAATCATTACAGAATGCAATTATTTCTTTTTTATATGCATTAGGAAATCTTTTATAGTAGTTCTTAATAATTTTACCAGAACCTTTATATGGATCTTTATATGGGTCTTTTCCTTTATAAATACGCTTACCAATGTAATATTTTCCTCTCAATGAGCCAGCAGTTAAATAAATTTTATAACAATAGTAAAACATTATATAATTGTAAATTTCTGTCTTCTCTGCAAACCCTCTTTATTCTTCAGTCCTAAATGAATTCAACTAGCTATTCCATTTCTAGGTTTCTCATAAATAAGTTGATCAAAATCATACTTTTCAATAGCTTCAGTAATCCAAACCTGAAATTCTTTCATTTGGCCGTTACTTGGAATTATATCTGCTGCATATCCTGTTAGATGGGCAGATGTCAAAGATCCTCCTACAGCTTTATTAAGCTCATTACATCTATAACCTGAATTCACACTTATTGCTGGATTCCCCAACCGATTAACATCACAATACTCTGCCCAATCACTTCTTAATGGGTCTAAAAGTTTCTCGACTAACTCTATAAGGTGTTCAGTAATCTCTTTATTTGGAGTATTATCTATCTTCTTAATAGAAGCTGTATCAGATCTTGTTAATTCACTAATAGTAAAATATTTCATTATTTAATAATATCTTTAAGCATAGTATAACGGTAAAATAAATGACATCCTGCACCAAGTGCTATGAGTACTAATGTAATCCAAAATGGAATTACTTTTACCATTAAAAATACTAAGATTATAATTACTATTGCTATTAAATATTTCATCCAATATTTCATAACTTATTTATTTAAAATTATACTTACTTTAATTCCTGCATCTCTTAGTTTTACTCAAGTATCAACTGGCATCTCATTATCACAATAAGATAAGCCTAAAATTCCAATATCTCTATCTTCTGATTTTAAATAGAATATTGCAATCTTATTAACATCATTAGATTTAAATGTATAATACATTCTTCTATCTAATTCCTTTATATCTTCAACATCTCCAAATCATCCTCCTTTTTTAGATGTTTCCAATATAAATAAATAATCAGATAATAGGAAGTCTTTATAGTGACTTGAAACTGGAGCAACTCCAGGTTCTGTTTCTTCACTATTCATAATTCCATAAGTGAATGGTAATCCTCCTAATCCTGAAGTGCCATTATGATACTCAATAACTCAAGCTCTATCTGCATTCGTATCATTTAAAAGGTCTTTAAGGATATATCTAACCTTAAGATCCGCTTCTTGTCGTATTACTTGATTAGTATTATGAACTGTTTCTATATAACTTACAACTTTATCATATATTATTCCTGGATTAGTACTTATAATTATTACATAAGAAATAAATATAAATCCAAATCCACCTTTAATTATTTTCCACAGTCCATATTTATCTACTCATTCTAATACCTTTCCAAACCAGTTTAATTTATTTTCCATTACATATTATCAGAACAAGTACCCAGAGTGTTGTCTACAGCTAAATCAACTCTAACAAATACTCCAGTACAAATATCTTTGAACTTCTGATAAAATGGAGTAAAAATTAAAGGATAAGAAATATCAACTTCTGGATATTGGTTATTAAATCGGTTAATTATATTAGTTAATGCTAATATTCCAGCTGATTGCTCTTCAAGCTGATTATTATCAGTCTCATCCCATCTTGCTATAAAATAGAGATTTAAAGAGTAAGTAATAGTATCCTCATCCATATTAAATGTATTTGGAGTTATATAAAATACATTATATTCAATAGTTGGGATACTATTAAGTTCATATATATCCTTACTTCCTACAAAATTAATATTGGGTTCTTCAAGAGCACAAGCTTTTAAATTGTTTATTAATTCAAAATACGTCATTTTACTTACTCTTTTTATTGTTATCACTTGAAGGGAAATCATAAGCTCTTTGCAGAGGACCTTCACAAGAATTATATCTCCAACCTTTACCTCTAGCTCCACCTAACCAAATAGTGCAAGATGAACTTGAATACATATTTGGATACATATCTTTAAGAGGTTTATAAGAATACAATTCAGGAAAATCATTATAATATGTAATTACCCAATTTTGCAATCTAGTTTTAAAGAAATCTGCTTTATCTCTATAATACTTCTTAATAAGATTAACTTGATTAATATCAGAAGTTAAATCTTTCTCATCATCAGTCCTCATAACCCCAAAATTACTCAGCTTAAATGAGATGGGTATAGTAATCTCACTTAATACTTGATAAAGTAAATAAGGCTGAATATAGTAATCTAGCAATTCTTTATATCTATGATTTTCTGGGTCATCTATTGAAGTAGGATCATAAATAGGAGGTTCTATTGGATGAACTGGTTTATTTGGATCTTTTCAATCAATTACTAATTTCTGAATCTTTTCTAAGAGCTTAGTTCCAATTAATGACTGAAGCTCAATATCTTGTGCAAGTTTAATTGCTGACTGAAGATATTTACCAGAAACATTATTGTCTAAATTGGATTCTGATTTTATATAATCTTCAGATATTAATAGTACATTTCTATATTCCATAATAATATTTATAATTTTTGCAGGGTTTATTTTTTCTACAAGATCTAGATATACTAGAAGAATCTACATTATTCTTCTCTCCAGCTTCCTTAGCTGATTTATACTCACAAATAAAATTACCATCTAAATCATACTTATATACTTTTTTGCACTGACGTTCTGAAATTAGTTGTTTTTCTTTATCTGAGAGTTTCATACCTTTATTTCAAGGAGTTTTGCCTAATCTTGCCTCCCTCATTTTACGCTTGCTTTCATCTGAATGCTGTTTACCATAAAATGAGTTATTTTCTCCTGATCTTATAATTCTAAGACTATCTTTATAATCTTGTGAAAAAGAATATCCACAAGTACCGTCTCCTCCATCAGTTAAATTATACCCATATTTTGGATTTCTAGTATTATACTTATAAATCAGAATCTTTTCTAAAGTCTTAGCACAAGCTTCTGGAAGATTATCTCTAATTATAATATGCTCAAAATTATCTCAACCATATTTTTTAATTGCTCTGCTAAAATAAAGATTATTCTTGTAACCTTGACCTTTAGTTCCCCATCTATTATTTAAAGTAAGTGATGTTATTCCAAAATATAATTTATTATCAGCTATATTCTTATGGCAGTACACTGTATAATTATTCAACATTTTCTGCATTGTCTGACATTCCTTTTGGAGTTAAACTAAATGGTTCAATAGTAATACTATTCTTAATGCCGAAGATTTTATCAAATGAGTCACAAATTTCTGATTGTATTGGGCGTACAAAAGTACGATTATATAGCTTAAATGCTTCATTAAACTCATTTTCATTAAATCCTGAGCTATAGTTTAAACCGAACAACGAAGGATTAGCTCTGAAGGCACAGAATATTTGATCTCTGGTTCTCTCAGATAATGATTGATATTTCTCATCAAAATCATCAGAATCTAATCTTTCAATAGTAGTCTTATTTGCCTCATCTGCATTATATGAAATCAATATTCTGCCAGCATTCTGATAACCAGAGAACTTCTCATTAATATTCCTCTCAATCTCCTCTCTAATTTCATCTGTAGGTTCCCCATTATTAAAGTTAATAATAAGATTACCCATAAATCCATTATTGATGTTATTTAAATGGAATTCATTAATATTTTTCTCAGTTTCACAAGATAAAATAGCAGCTCCATAAACAGGAATAGGATATACTCCTCTTGTTATATAACCTTTATTATAAAATATACTAGCTGGATTTTCATCCCCAGCTCCAAATTTTGGATATTTTATAGCTTTTACAGACCAAGCTGTCCAATCAGTTGCATAATATAATATATCATTCTTTTCGCTTGACCTTACATTCATAAAATCAATATGATATATCTCTGCAACTCTTCCGAGCATATCTCTAATTACTTGGATAGCATAACCTCCAAATATCATCTTATCAATAGTGATTTTTCTCATTATATCAACTATTGTTTCACCTTTCTTGTTTACAACTACTTCAAATCCTGGAGCATTACATTTAACATCGTTACCAACAATAAAGTCAGCAGAACCATTAATAATGGATTGGAGAGTGGCAACATTTAAATATAAATCCCATAGATATAATGGATATTTGTTATCTTCTCCCCACATTACATAATCTTTTCCCCTCACTTTAGTTTCTGTAGGTAATACGATATTACTTGCAATAAATGGATCAATAGCACTTAACTGAACTTTTGTTTTATTTTCGCTCATAACTTACGTATGTATTAGGTTTGTCGTATTGATAATTATTATTCTCATAATCTCCAATTCTTATTAATCCTGTTCCCAATATAGGTATTGGTTTACCAGCAACTAATATCTGAGTACCATTAGTAAGAGTATTATTATATGTAACCAGAATAACTGGATTGCCATATAACTCTGATCTAAATGGATTGTTTACATCAACTATAACTTGAAATTTATTTGGATTAGTAAATAAAATATATTGATATTCACCGTCTCTCATTCCTTCTTGAAGTGTAATATCAAACTTATAGTAGATATTCTCAGAATAATTCTGATTTTCAAGATTAAATGTATAAACTTCTTTAGTAGTTGTATTTTGCATTAATAAAGTATAATTCATATTTTACAGCAATTTACATTAGTTTTACATATCTTTTTCTTAAAATATAAACCAATTTACTAATGTATTAAAATAATTAAAGGAGACCTAAGCCTCCTTTAATGTCAAGTTTTTTACTCACTCAAAGTACTAAGAAAAAATAAAAACTGACAAAAATTATGCTGATGCTAAAGTTCAGTTTTTAGATGCAGCTAATGATTTCTGTTCCTCAGTAAGTGCATTATAAACATCTGCTGCAAATTGAATGGTTTGAGATACTTCTCCAGTTAAATCAGCAGCTTTATTTAGAATATTATCAATAGCCAAAGAATTAAGACTTGGCAGTTTACTTAAATCTAAATACGTTTTTAACCCTACTATTCCTCCCATATCAGTTATATAAGTATTATCGGAAGATCAGCTATAAAATGGCCAATTAGAAAAGTTTTGTCCTGCTGCACTTATATTTGTAACATCTCATTCAGGAAGTTCAGTTATATTATCAGGCAATTGTTCGTAGAATCCTCCTATTTCCATATTAATTACATTACCCGTAATATTAAATTTCATAGTTGGTAATATTGTCACTCTATCTTTTTGAACTCCAGTAAACATACTAGACATAAGAATTGAACAACTTGGTCTAGAACTATTAAACTCAATTTCATTTACATTAATAACAGAGTATGCAAAAGTATTGGTAAAACTAGAATTACCATTCTCTTCAATAATAAATTTTTGAATTATTGGAGAACTGTCTTGTATTTGAGTATTATAAAAAGCAAAGTTAGCACTGCTACAATATATTTCTGCTGGAAATAAAATATCAGAACATCTAATTTGATAAAAAGTATACTCTAAATTATAATTCAAAATATTAAATAGACTATTTAAATTTATTGTTATGCCATTTAAATTTGCTTCTTGAAAAAATCATTTTGTAGAACTAGTATCATCAAATGAATATGTAACATTATCATATTGTTCTTGTGTCATACTAGAATGTGCAAATGTTAATCCATAATCATTTAAATTAATCTTTCCTCCACTACCTCCAGAAATCTGTCCTATCTTATCTGCATAGCTTCTAAAGGTATCGGAATCTGATACAGCAACACCTTTAGCTACAATAGCATCTTTAATGGCACTCTTAGTACCTTCAAGATACGTTAATTTATCAGAAATTGTATTTGCCATATTAGATATATTTAAATTTTACCCCTTTATAAGTGTCTGTTCTTCCTTTAAGACAATCTATAACTCTACTATGAGTATACCCATCTATTGATGTTTCAATTGCATTTTTATATGTTTTAACTAGTAAATCATTAATAAATAGCCCTACAGGTTTACTAATTTTATCAATACATCTATTTATTCTAGTTCCATATGTATTATTATACTTTGCATCACATCATTCTAAATTTTCTACCCTATTATCTGTCTTATTTTCATTTATATGGTTAACATATGGTAGATTGTCAGGATTTGGAATAAATGCTTCTGCTACTAGTCTGTGAACTTTAATAGCTTTAGGTTTATCTAAGCCAGATACTAGAATTACATAATTATAGCCATATTTATCTATATGCGGTTTTAGCTTTTTATGTATTTGTTTTCTGGTTCTTCCAATAGAATCTTTAAAAGTCAATGGGTTACTATATACATCTCCTGTAGAAGATACACTATAGTTAGGATAATTTGTTAATACTCTATTCATTTGGAATTTCACCATTAATTGTATCAAGAGTAGTTGAAATATTACCAATCTGAGCTTGAATTGCTGAGATTTCTCCATCTAACTCTGTCATCTTTGTATTATATGCATCTGTAGTTACATAGTTTGATAACTCACTTTTATCTGCTTTAAGTGCAACTTCATCTTTAGTAGCTAATCCAGATACATCAGGAATCTTATTCTCTACAGTTGTAAGCTCTTCTTTAGTAGCAAAATCACTAGTATCAGGAATTTCTGCTTTAGTTGCATAATTACTTAAATCTACAGATAGTTGCAAACCTTCTCCATTTCTATGTAAAGATAGAGGTTGATTAGCTTGGAATACTTCCATCTTAGAAGTTTCTAACTCCTCAACTTCCCCTTTAAGATTAGTAATCTCTGTATTAATTGGAACAAGCTTAGCATCTATAGATTGATCTACTAAAGGAGGAACTTGATCTTCAATACTTTCTGTTACTTTAGTATTAATTAACTCTTCTGCTTTCTCCTCAGAAATGTAATTACCTTTAGGTTGGAATCTTTCATCTGCTTCAATCTTAGTATAAGAACCAACAGGAAGTTGTCCAGATTCAATACCACATTTCTTACTAACATAGAAAGTTTGTGTATTTTTAGTATTCTTAAGTATAATCATAATTATCTAACTTTTATTGATTCCTCATACTCTTTAGAAGCTTTAATAGCTAATTCTTTATATTCAGCATCTTTATCTAAAGAGACTTCTGATAGATGCTCTAAATCGCAACTTAAAGGACAGATACATTCGGTAAATGAACTATATGTTTTAATATCCATTCCTTCTTTATAGTTAGTAAGTACATAACCTTCTTCTGGACTAACTACTTTATATTTTTCTTTAATTTCAATTTTCATAATTATGCAACTCGATTTATACTTCAATTCTTTGAAGCTATTAATGATTTCTGTTCATTTGTAAGTTTATCATATGCAGTAGATTTTAATGATATACTTGTATAAGAAGCTACTGCTGTGCCAATAGATTCTGCTATAGTTTGTAATGAATCCGTAGATAGATTTGGAGATTGTGCAAAATAAAGAATTCCTCCTTTAGTTAAACTCTCTCCTAATCCATTTAAAGCTCCTACAGTAACTAATTCTGGACAATTTGCAGCAAAACTAGTACAATCTGTAACAAGATGACAATCTATTTCTGGTGTAGCTGTTAATCTACTACAAGTACTAAACATATAGCTTATATCTGTAATTCCAGTAAAGGTAAAATTACTTGGAATAGTTGTTAGATATAATGCTCTATGAAACATATGATTACAATCTCCTTTAAAGGGAATATTAATCGTTATATTATCTATATTAGTAGCTCCATCAGCTGTATCTGCAAATGCCCATTTTGGATCTACTAATACAAGATTTTGAAAATTATTCATTACAGAGAAATCATTATTATCTATTTTTACTCCAATAAATAAATAATTTGCACTTACTTCTTTAGTAGTTGTAGGTATTTTAACATTAGATAAAGTAGCACTATGTATTGTTTGACCCCAAAATTGAGATTCACTAGACCATCTTCCATATGCTTCATTAAGATTAGTAATCTCCTGGTTATTTAGATCAAAATGAGATGTGTTAAAAAACCCTCCTTTTCTACTTAAATCTCCACTATTTAACTTTACATCTGCATATGTTTGAGCAGAACCTATAATACTACAAAGAGGTACACCATCTATATTAAGGGCTAATTCACTTAAATCAGCAGTGAAGCTAATTACTGTAGAATTAGAACCAGATCCTCTACCCATTCAATCCCTTTGTATATCATTTATAGTTCCATCATAACTGCTAAATACATAACTGCAAGGATCAACTATTGTAGTACCTTGAGGAACTGGATTAGCAACTGTAACCATCTGTGGATTACAAGGATTGATAGGCCAGACTTTGGTACTGCCGACATAAATAGCAGTACCTTGTCTGTCACCTACATAAAATGTTTTTAAATCATCTCTAATATTCATATTATTCTACAATTAAATATTGTGTATTAGGATCTTTAGTTGATAAACCATCATACTCTGATTGAGTTAGAACAGTAATAGTATTTATTTGAGGTTGGGTTCCAGTTCCAGCTTCAATATAGTTTCCAGCAGGCTGAATACCTAAATCTGATAAACTCTTATTGCCAGATAACTCAACAGAATTAATCTGAGGTTTATTTGTTAACTGAGTATAGTCAGTAGTCCCTCCACCTCCAGATATTTCGAGATTACCTTCTCCTAAAATACTTTCACCATTAATAGTCTTTATATTAGTCCCAGAGACTAATTGCTCTTGATAACTATGATAACTAGTATCTGCTGATACTCCAGTTGGAGTAATAGTAGTTTGAACCAAAGTATGATTAGCTGTAGTACTTTCAAAATGGAAAGTAGCTTGAATATTTTCTCCTGAAACAAAACATACTTCTGGAGCTGCTATATCACCATAACCTAGAATATTTACATAATAAAGCTCAAATGGTGTTTTATTAGCTATAGCATTCTTAACAGCAGCGAAATCTCCAGAAAGATGAGTAGTGGAATTTATAAATAGAAATGGAATATTAGAACCACTTTCAATTTCTATATTACCTTCTCCAAGTAAAGACTGACTATTGATTGTTTTGATATTAGTTCCACTTACAAGTAAATCTTGCTTAGTAGCCATCTCTTTATCAAGTGAATCAATCTTATTTCCATCTTCTTCTTGCTTTGTTTTAATAATTGATATGTCTGAAGTATTAGTTGCTACTTGAGTAGATAAAGATTCTACCACAGAAGAATCAGCTTTACCAGCAAGTTCTGTTTTTGTTGCATAATCTCCTACAGGCTGTTTAGTAGCAAGCTGCTCATCAACATAAGTCTTATCTGCTTTACCTGCTAAATCTCCAGAAACCTCTGCTTCAGTTACAAAGTTAGAATCATTAGTAAGCTCACTAACTTTAGTTGGAATATCACTCTTTAAAGCATAATCTCCTTTATCTTGTTTTAGATCTATTTTTCCTTCTAAAGAAGTTTCTAATGTATTAACCTTATCATTAGTTGCATAAGTAGATAAATCTACAGATAATTGAGTCTTATCTTCATTAAAAGCTAATGGAGCTTGAGGAGCAAATACTCCTTGTTTTTCCTCAAGTTTGGCATCTACTTCTTCTTTAGTATATCCTTTATTAATAAGATCAATCTCAGTAACTTTAACAGTCATATTACCATTATTTACTAAGATTGCATTAATAACTACTAATACACCATTATCTTGGAAATAATAGCCATATAAATCAATAGTTTCAGGATGTTCAATAGTTGCAACAGGAATAACTATAATATCACCTTTATATGTAATCTGGCAGAATAAATAGAAGTCCAGATTAGTTCTAATAAAGTCATAGATATGTTTCTGTCTTACAGGATCATTCTCATCTAAATTAAGTAAGAAATGATTCTCAAAAGCAGAGATTACATTATCTATAATAGATATATTCTTTCCTGCTGTAAGCGTTCCCTGTTTTGAAGCTATCTCTTTATTAATAGCTGTATTTAAAGCATCAATTTCAGCTTTGGTATATTTATCTGCTAATTGTGCGTATAGAGGGCCATTAACAATACCAGCTTGGTTAGTCTCTGTATTATATATTGGAAGTTCAACTGCTTCTCCAGTTTGATTACCAAATACAGGAGCTAAAGTAACTTTAGATGGGACTGATTGAATATTAATGGCAGGTACGATTGAAGCTGCTCCAGATAATTCAGTTCCATTTAAAGATGGTTTGTTACGAATAGTATTATAATCTGCAGAAATAGTATTCTCTTCAATTACTATACCATCACCTTGGTTTAATTTATTCTGTTTAGAATTTATTGCACTTTCAGTAGCTTCTTTTGTAAGATAATTATCTTCAACTCATTTTTCAGTAGCATATCCATCTAAGCTACTAATAAACCCACTATCATTAGTTAATTGTGAAGTTTTTGTTGGTATCTCAGATTTATCAGCTTTATTGGCAACTGCATCTGAAATTTCAGTTGTAACCTCTTCTTTAGTTGGATAATCAGCTAATCGTTCAGTTATCTGATTATCAATATTTTCAGCACTTGGAATAGTACTCTTTATTTGCTCTAACTCAGAATTAATAGTAACAATATCTTCAGATGACGCTAATCCCAACTCTTCTGAAGTCATATTACCATTTAACTCAATACTATTGATCTCAGGTTTATTCTGAAGATCAAAATAGCTATTAGTAGCTAACTGAGAACCATCCATAACCTTAACTTCATCATCCTTGTCAATAACAATAACTTTAGTCACATTTGACTTATCTATTGTTTCGACTTCAAGGACATTAAGATAAGGAAGAATTGTCTTTTCAGTTTCGTTTGCCATATTATTTTTCTATAAAATATAAATTATTCATTATGTGGTATATAAACAAAATAAGGGGCAAGTAAATTAATACTCGCCCCTCTTTCTGTTATTAAGCACCTACAACGCTTTGGATAGCTTCTGCAGATAACTCATAAGGATAAGAATCTGAATCTGTTGAAAGTGTCAGAGTATAAGCATTCTGATCACCTTTAGCAGTACCAGTAACACCCGTACCAGCGGAAGCGCTTACATAATCATCTTTACCTAAGAACCAATACTTACCATTGCTATCTTCAACAACAACTGCAAGCTGACCAATTGATAAAGCTGCAATCTCTACTCGTTTTGCTGTTTCCATCTTTGTAAATACAAGAGCAAGCTCATTACTTACATAATTAACACCAGCACTTTCATCTACATTTAAAGTTGAGGTTAGAGAACCAGTAGCCTTTCTAAATTGGTAGTTATACCATTTAGCTGAAGACTCAAGAGTAATAGCTGAAATCATATTGCTCTCAGGATCAACCGTTACACTTTTAACATCTGCATACTGGGTAATCCATACCTGTTTGATTCCACCCAATGAAGGTTGGCAATCAAGTGTGATTCCTGCGATAGTTATTAAACAAGCCATAATTTCAATATCATTTAGAAGTTAATAAAATCTATTGAAATTAAGCCTTGGCGCCTAATACTACTTCGTCAGGGAAAGCAACTTGTACACCAGCGTTAAATTCAATAGCTAATCTGAACTCGCGGAAATCCTGTGAATACCACAATTCGAATTTCTCTTCATCGTTCATCATATCTACACCATAGAAGAAGTTCTTGTCTAACTGACCAGCAACAATCTTATCAGTTCCATTAAGACCATTAACAGCAATAACCTTAACCTGTGAACCAGGAAGATAAATCTCACCATTAAGGCTCTCTCCGCTATAGTGGAAATAGTTCTTCTCAACAAGTTCATTTACGAACTTACGGAACATATCGGCACCAACAAGAATCGAAGCACCATCAAGAACCTTCTCAGGAATTGCATTATAAACTGCCATAATATCAGTATAGGCAGATTCTCCAGCAATTTCTACATCTACAGTACCATTATCAGCAGCAAGAATCTTAAGCAGACCATCAAAATACTTCAAGTTATTAGTTTCTGAAGCCGTATCACCCTGCCAGATAGCTACCTCAATAGCCTCTTTTACGTTCTCTACAACAGCATTTACGAAATCCTCTTCAAAAGGAAGAGTCTTCTGACCAGCGGCTACCTTAACTGCATACTGAGTCCAGTATTTCAGCATAGCCTTATCGCAATATGCCATATTAATCTTAATATTACCAGTCTTAAGAATTCTCTGAGAAAGAGTCTGAGTTCCAGCCTCATCCCAACCACAAGTAAGACCATCACCGAACTGAACATCGGTAGATAACAGGTTAAGAGCAGCATCAGTTTTAATATCTGTCTGAAGATTAAACAAACTTGCACTCTTAGCTTTTAAAACCGCTTCCTTAATAAGAGGGAGACGTCTTTGCTCCACATAAGCAGGAAGAGTTGTCATTACAGGACTATTTGCCATAATTATTTAAAATTTTATAAATTAACCAATAAAGTTTTTAAGCTTTCTATCTATTTCTGCTATTCCACTTATAGGAGCAGTTGTTTTATTTTCGAGTGTTTCCTCTGCTGAAAAAGCAGCACTCATCTTACTCATTTTTTCTACAGTCTTTTCAGTAGCTTCTGACTTTCCTTCAAGTTCTGCTACTTTCTTAACAAGCTTATCTACAATATCATAGAGCTCATTAATTTCGCGATGAATAGCGTCGATTGCATCAGTCTCAGTTTCTTTAACACCGTCTGTTTCAACAGCAGGATCAGCAACTTCCTCAGCTTTTACTCTCTTAGTTCCACAAGCAGCATCAACCTCAACAGTTCTCATACCCTCATCTGGATCAACTTCAGCTTTAGGATCAGTAATGGACTCTACTTTACCGTCTTTAACAACAATAGTTTTGCCATCTTCGGTAACATACTCACCATCAGCAGCAGGTGCATATTCGCCAGTATCAGTATCCATTGTATATACACTCATACCTGCCCTTAGATCCTCATCCTCACTACCATCGTAAGTTAGAACTCCAGCACTAGTCTTAACATCGTTAAATTTTGCTAAGAGTTTACTAAGTTCGATTCTCAGTTTAGTTAATTTGTTCATACTTAAATTTAAAATTTTTATGATAGTTTTGTTTATTTTTGCAACATTTTATAATAGCACTATGATCAAAATTTCCGTTTCTTTCAGCGTCCATAGCAGATTTCCAAGTGCATATATAAGTATCATTAATATCTGTCATAATTATACGTTTACTTACTTTTTCTTTCTGCTGTTCAGTTTGTTTAGTTCCCAATCTACATTCTCTTAACTTTAATTTTGTTTCATCCTTTAATACTCTTCCAGACTGTTTTAAAGACATTTTGTGTTTAGATTCTTCACTGTGTTTAAATCCAGTATTAGAACCTCCACCTTCATTTAAATTATAACCATTATTTAATGTATCAAATAACTGAATATATTTAATTTCTGCATTATTTAGTTGTCTTTTCAATAATTCTGTAGAAGAACAACAAAAGATTTGAAGAATTTCCCATTTAAAGTTATTGAATCCATATTTCCTAATCGCTCTATGAAAATATGTAAGATTAGAACTGTATTTATGTTCATTCTTTCTTCTCAAGAAATTATTTGTTTGTCCTACATATTTATTGCCATTTATAAGATTTGTTGCTAGATATATAACTCCACTATACATTCTATTTAACTCTTTTTATTTTTCTCAACATTTTTTGAATCTCTTTAAGTTCCTCATATTCATCAGATTGTCTTTCTAAAGTAAACAATCCCTCAATAGATAACCCTTTAAACTTTCCAGCTTTAATTGCATCCCATATAACAGGATTATTTACTTTATAAGTAGCAAATAATGAACCATCTGGACAATCAGCAAATTCAACTGGATTAATTCCTCTATCTATATCTTTAACATATAGTTCTTGAAGAATTATTCCAGGAATTACTGAATCTTCCAAATGTTCAATATTTACATCAGTAGTTCTCTTATCATACATCATTTTTTCAGCCATTAAACGGAGAGTTTCTTTATCATATTGAATATAATATTCTCCGTTTTTACTATCCCGTCTAAATATAGGTATATCACATACCATTAAACAAGAAGTAACTATATGTTTTTCTTCATCCATCGAGAACTTCTGAGATTCCCCAAAAGCAAGCCAATTAACTTGGGTTGCAGGTTTACTGGTCAATGCTACGAACTCTATTCCATCACAATCATCAGCAATAATTGCTTGATATAATGGAAGATCATTATACATTTTTTCCATTTTTTATTAATATATAAGCTATTTTAAAAATGTAATATTGTTACAATCTTTTATTTTTATATATTTATATACTATCAAATGTCAAGTTTTTTACTCAAATTTGTATCTAAGATAAATAAATTTTGACATAGCACTACTATATAAGCACTGATAATCAGCAACTTACATAGTAGTGTGTCAGAAATTTTACTCACTTTAGAAACTTGCATTTGATTCTGTAACTGCAACTTTAGTTTGAGCATTAGTAATATCACTCTCAACTACATAGCATTTAACAGGTTCATTTAATAAATCAGTCTCTTTATCACCAAGTAAGTTTCGAGTGTATTCTACAGGAGTAGTGTTTAAAGCAGCAGGTGCTGCAACAGATGCAGAAGCAGAAGATGCAGATGCTCCACTAGTTTCATCTACTTCTCAAATCTTTTTAACATTAGCTATACCAGCTGCAATTGCTGCAGCAGCGGCGGCAGCACCTAAAGCTGGACCTACAACTGGAATACCAGCCATTGCAGAATAAGCACTGTTAGCTGCACTATATGTATCAATTAAAGCTTGAGCTGTTGCGAATCCTTTACCTACTTTACTTTCCTCTCCTCATATAGTTGCCATACTTCCTGCAACCTTTGATGCTAGATCAAGGCGAGCTTTTATAGATTCTTGATATTGCTTATTAACATTTTCTCTAACTTTGTTTTTCTTATTTTCTCTGTCTATTTCATTTTCAGTTAATTGCTCATCAATAGAATCTAATTCTAGTTTAATAAGTTTTCTCTGATCAGCTGTTAAAGTCTCATTTTCTAATTGTTTTAATAGAAAAGACTTCTGCTCCTCCAATCTTGTTTTTATTTGATTATTATATTTATCTATAGAACCTTCTTCAGTATCTGTTCCTAATAAACGATCTTTATATCCCTCTATGTCTTTTTTGCTTGAATAAGAGAACTCACCACTTAATCCAAATATTTTGGCAAATCCTTGTGTATATTGAGTTTTAGGAATTTCTAAAGATGGATCTTTTATATCATACCTTGCCTCGCGCATTCTTTTTAACTCAGTCTGCAGATCATCTCAAGCTTTATCCGCAGCACTTTTTCTTGCATTTTCTTCATCTTCTCTAGCCTTATCTCTAATTTTCTTCAGCTCTTCTTGATGCCAAGCCTCAACTTCTTCAAGACTTCTATTATTTTTAATAGCTAGCGCTAATAGTCTAATATATTCATCTTCAAGTTCGTCTACGGGATTTTTGGCATTTAGTCTATTCTGTAACCATACATCAAACTCATTTATTTCTTCTTTAGCCTGTGTAGTGTTATTTTTAATGACTTCTATGTCAAAAAATCCTCCATATTTCTTATTAAGCTCAGCCACATCTTCAAACATCTTTCTGAGTCTTTCTTCTATTTCTCTGTTTAAGTCTGAAAGCTCATTATAAGTGTTTTCTTTGTTTTGTTTAGTATATTCATATATCTGACCTTGATAGTCCTTCCAAAACATTGCGGTGGCTTTAAATGCTTGCCAAGCAGACGCTTCTCCAAAATTAGTATCTTCTATCTTATTTTCAAGCTCAGAACGTTTATTTAAATACTCTTCGTAGATTTTAATTGCTTGCTCCTCTATAGCTTGAGCTTTGGCTCTTGCTGTTAAAGCAGCTACATAATTTCCAGTATTATTAATAAATGCGTCTTCTGCTTGAGCTACAGTGTTAATATTTAAACCAGTCTCTTTAATCTTATCTGCATATTTATTAAGGAACTCTTGTTTAGCATCAGCTGAATCTCCAACTCTTTCATATGCTATCTGAAGCTCTTTAAATATAGCAATAGACTTAGAAGAAATTTGATTAGTAGCATCAGTGATAGATTTTCTAAATTCTTCTTGCTCTTTAGCAGCTGTTCTTATAGAAGATACATAATCTATTACCTTATTAATAGCTAATCCAATAGCTGTAGCTAAAGCTATCCATACTGTTACATTACCAATAGTTTTAAGAGCTGTAGTTGCTTTTGAAAATGCTGTAGTTGCCTTAGCAGCTTGTGAAGTCCCATCTGCCAGCCCTTTCGCAGCATCTGCTTGTTTATTCAATGCTGCTGCAATTGCTGGAGAATTCCTTTTTAATCTCTCTAACTCTTCACTGGTGACTTTCATACTGTTAGCAGAATTCTTAACAGTATCATTAAATTTGCCAACTATGGGAATGGTATTAGATACACTCTTATTAGTAGCAGATATTTCAGCAGGAGTGCCCATTACTCCTTGAATCATACCTCCTTTAAAATTAATATTGGTGCCTTCTAAATCCTTGACTACTTTAGAGATATTACCTAATTCAGTTCCAACATTACCAACAGATGTGCCAATGCCATTAAGCTTAGATGCATCAATCTGATTAAGATTTTTGGCAGCATTATTCAACCCTGTATTAAATGGAGAGATAAAATCAGTTAATTTCTTAAACCAATTACCTAAAGTAGGCAATTCTTCTAATAAATCTTTTATACCTCCAATACCTTGTACTAATGCAATAGATGACTGTAACTTAACCATTACTTTATTTAAATCTTCTGATTCTTTCCCAAATAAAGTAATAGCAGCAGTTGCAGCTCCATATCCACTGGCCAAACCAGTGGATATTTTAGCTACACTTTCAAACCTTTGAGCAGTAGTTCTTGAAGATCTTGCTATCTGCTCATTAATTTTATTGAACTCTGATTGTCTTTTACCTAGTAATGCAAGAGTTTCATTATATTCCTTAGTACCAATCTCTAAATCATTCAGAGAACTAGATAATGCGTCAATATCTTTCTTTAAAGAGTTTATTGATTTATTACTTGATTTAGTATCAATACTAATAACCTTTTTAATTTCTGTTTGTGCCATTAGATTGTAATATTTTTAACAGTATCTTCTGTTAGTGTTAAATTCTCTGTATATTTAACTGTTCCTGTAGGTCCATCAGTCACTTCAAATTTAAACTGAACACCTTTTTGAGCATATATTCTATAATTTCCATTATCCTGCATATAAGCCACATTCAAGAAGTTATCGTTTTCTGTAAGTATCTGATTTACCCCAGTTGGTATAGTGCCACTTGGAGTTTCTAATTTGCCTGTAATAAGAACAGCTTTATTTGGGTCTGGAGTTTGAGTAAACATACATTTAGGACCATCTACGCCTCCTTGTTTATAAAGACTAAAGTAGAAACTCCTTTGATTATATGTAGTATTCTCATTATAAGTAACTGTTAATTCTGTTTCTCCAGGTTGCCCAGATTCAGGTGTAATGCTTACAATTTCATTTGGACTATATCATCCTAATTCTCAAGGAATATTAGAAGTAACTGTAATCTTTTTAGTCCCAGCTTTATAATCTACAACTGGATCTGAATCATCAAATGATATATATTCACCTAGATTTTGAACTCCAGCTAAATAACTATTAATATCTTGAACTTTAATAAATTCACATCTAACTGTAGAATCTGAATTAATATCATAAGCATCAATCTTATTAAGTATCCAGTAAGAATCTTCAAAATAATAGAACTGTCTAAGTAAATCATACTTAACATCTAAATCATCCAATCTTACAAAACAAGTAACTTTCTTAGTATTAACATCAAATTGATCATTATAAAATTCACTTCAGAATCTACTATAAATAGTACTTCCGATATTATAAGTTATATCATCAATATAAATCTCTTGTGGTAATCCAAAATCTCAAGAAGCAGTAACATTAGAGGACGAAACGGTATACCTTGTAAATTGAGGTAATACAGTTCTCTTTATAGCAATTTTATTCCCACTAATATCTTTCTCACTTTTAGTAGATATATAACACATTTCCTGATCATTTAATATGTTCATTTCTGTAAGATCATCTGTAATTCAATATGTTACTTCATTTCCTTTTACATCAGTTAAAGGAACATTACCGTTAAAGAATACTAGGGATTGAGAGATATCCTCTAAAGATTCCTCATTACCATCAATTGAGAAAAATACATTTTTGGCAAATATATCATTACCTGCGATTTTATATCATTCTGTGGTTTTAGAGGGATCTATAAAATTAGCTCCGTATAACTCTTGATCTATAGTCTTAAGTTCAGTAGTGCTATTATTAAATAATGTATAGGTAATATTATCATTCATAAATGCAGGAACTACAAGGGAAGAAGAATTGTAAAAATTTCTAAAATATTTATTTCTCCATCTTGCAGAAACTATATTTTCATATATATTATCACTATACAGTTCAGTTGTTTCAGAATTAAAATTATAACCAGTATTTAATCTTTGTTGACCATATAATATAGAATATTCCTTATTGTATTTTTTATAAAAATAAGTTTCTGGACCTTCAGAACTCATTCTATATCACTTCTTATCAAATAATATTGGATTTACATTGAAATCTTTAGAATAATCTATTCTCTTACTCCAATCAGAGATTATATTCTTAAAGAAATTATTTCTAGTATATATTCTAATTGTTTTACTATCAATATCTTTTGTAAAATATAACCCAAATAGTTTTGCATAACTCAATAAGTAATCAGCAGGAGATTGTTCTGTTTTTAATAATAATTTTTTAGTTAATAATGCATTACTTTGAAGTACCTCTGTAGAAGTAGTAATTTCAATGGGAGAAGTAAGATCTACTATAAGATCTCCTTTTGGAATAGCTTGGTAATCCTCTCCTCTTTCTATTACTTCACTTAATAATCCAGTAGGGCGAACACTATTTCCAGTAGATCATACAACATTAAGTTTAATTTTAATTTTATTAATTGGAATTTTAAAATTTGTAATATTAATAACAAAATCATTAGTTAATGAAGAAGTATCATAAAATACATTATTTTGAAAATACCCAAAATGATTAACCCCATTAGCTATAGGATGTGAGTAGGTTCCTGAATTTGTAAATCTATGTATTTCAGAAGTATAAATAGTATCATCTACTTCATTAGTAATTGTTAGCCAAACATCAGCGTATCCTCTATATGCTGAATAAAAAGGAGGAGCAGAGGAGCTAAAATACCTTCTAAATCCAAAAAAATATCTATCCCCAACATTTCCTGCAGTTCGATTAAACTTTAACTTAAAATAAAAAGTTGTAGAAAGGCTTTTTCTAAATCCAGCCTCACTTAAATCAATTATTCCAGAATCGTAAACAATATCAGGTGATGCAATGGATAATTTTAAAGGACTTGATGTAGATTCTCCTTTATTTATACCTACCTGATAATTATATTTACTATCTTCTACTAAAAAGCCAGATTCTGTTACATCTTCTTCGTCACTTACTAGATTAGATAATAAAGGTAAAGCTACAAAGGATTTACTTCAATACGGATTATTTCAATTAAAAAATGAAGGATCAAATACTACATCATATCCAGAATTCTCTTTTCTACAGATAGTTTCAATTAACTTACTCAATTTTAAAGCTGGCCTTTGCATATAACTTCTAAGATCTCTCATCTCCCATTCTGTATATGCTCTATTTAATTTAGCTAATCCATACCCATTATAAGGTGTATATGTAACTCCTGAATCTGTCTTACTAGTAGGAAATATACTATTTTCATTAGTATTTATTAAACAAGTTTCATTATCAAAATCTTCATATAAACCATTATATGCTGGAATAAATGTCAAATAATCATATATTTGACTTCCTTCATTCGTTTTACTTCAGTCAAAACAAGTATTTACAAAATCTTTGTTAATATAAAAATTAAGTTCAGTATCAGCAGGAAGTGTATTCCCATCTTCATCAGTTACAAAGTATTGTAAATCAGCAAGAGTCCTAATAGTACCATCTTCTTTATATTTAAGTCCATAGAAGAAATCTCCTAATCCTCCATATAAAGTAATATTATAAGTAATGACAGCTTGTTTTATAGATATACTATTTAATTGCATATATCCAGATTCAACTAAATAGTCATTATTATAGATTCCAAAATCAACTCGTTTTGAAGGATCAAAATATACTCCAGAGAAATTACCTTCTTTTATATGGAGAAATCTATCTAACTTATAAATCTCTCCAAAAATCTTATTATTATTTTTGTCTCCTGGAATGCTTATAGTCTTACTGAATGAATTTTTTACTATTGTTGGATTCTGAAAATCTTCTACAGTATAAGTCATTGGTAATGATATGCCTTCAGAACAATGTACTTCTTTTCCTGCAATAAATAATTTAATATTTTTACGCATATTTTCAAATATATCCTTTATGTTGTGAAATATTACCAATACAACACTGTCCTATATTTTGGGGAACAAACCCATATTTTTTAGTATCAGCAATTGAATTTCATCTCTTTATAAAAGTGCCATCTAAGCTTTCCTGTATTACAGGTTTTTTATTATTATTTAATCTATTTCCATAAGTAACATTATATTGAGCTGTACATCATTCTAAATTATCAACCCTATTATCCTCCTTTATCTCATTTATATGATTTACTTGTGGTAAGTTTTCTACGTTTGGAATAAACGCTTCTGCAACTAATCTATGAATATTGAATCACTTGCCAGACTTATTCTTTCACAATTGAACTTTTGTATATCCAGCTGGAGTATATCCACTCTTCAGTTCTTTATTGTTTTTTATAGAGAAGACTTTACCAGTATTACTTATCTGGTAAAGTCCCTCATATCCTTTAATGTCTTTATATACTTCCATAATTATTTACGATAAGTATCTTGAGAAGCTTCTACATTAATTGTATAATAGAACTTGTTTTTACCTTGATTAGTATAAGTTTTATATTCACAATTTGTATCTGTAATCAATACTGGAGTGATAGTATTATCTTTAAGATTATGCAAATATACTTTAGTACTCTCAATTAGATTAAACATCTTAGAAGCTTGAATATCATTTAAATAACCAGTATAAAGAACCCAGCTTGAAGTTATAGTATTCAAATACTTATTTCTTGCAAACTCTTGTGATGTATTTAATACCTTACGAGTATATGTTTCAGATTTAATCTCATCATTCTTTTTAACATTACCCTCAACAAGTAATGAATCTCATCCACCTGCTGAATTAGTATAATACAACACATAATCTTTACCTGTAGTATCTATATCATATCTAATCTGTCTATCACTAATATTTCCACCTTCTACAAATCCTACTATTAAATAGCTTCCACAAGACCATAATTTATTACTTAAATCTTCTGTATATGTATATCCATTAATTCCAGAATTTAAACTAATATCCATAGCAGATTGTACTCCATCTATATAAAAGAATCTATTAATAACTCCAGTTCCAGTTGGTAGAATTCAACTTGATACTAAATACTGCCTTGGATCAACTAAACCAGTAATAGGATCACTTAACATAGTGCCTTTAGTTAGATCTCTAT